CTACAAGCGCCAACCCGGCTAGACTTTCGGGGCCACCCCCGGGTAGGTGTCCATCATGCGAAGCTGCGCCACTCCCCGATTACCTCGCCGAGTGTTGCAAGCCCGGTGAGCGAGTCGGCAATTGGCGTACGTGTGCGAGCCGCCGCGCGACACAGGCAAGATGTGGTCGATGGTCCAGTCGTCAGCCCCTTTCGGACGCATGCATATCTGGCAACGACCCCCGTCCCTCTCGACCAACACGCTGACGAGAACGGTTTCACGCTCTACCCCGCGCAGCTTGGCCGCTCGTGAGTGCTTCTCGCTTCGCCGCTTCTCGCGCCAGCGCTCTCGATTACGCTGGCGTTGCGCGTCCCTCCACTTCGCACGCTGGGCGGGAGTGCGGGTGGGGTGGGTGGCTGGGTATCTCCCCTTGTTCGCGGCGTACCACTCGGGGTGGCCCTCCCTGTATGTCCTGGCCTTCACTACATCGCAAGGCTTGCAGATGGTGACGTGCCCATCGCGATTCCCCTTCGACTTCGTGAACTCGGTAAGCGGCTTCTCCACTTGGCAAACACGACACGCCTTCACTGCATTCGCTCCCACTCTTGTTTACGGAGGTCGCAAGGACGACAGAGAGATTGCTTGTTGCTGTCTGCGTCCGCACCACCGTCGGCTAGCCGCCGGATGTGGTCGACTATTGCGACAGGTTCGCCGCAGATTGCGCAGTCAGGATGCGCTTGCTTGAACTCGTTCGCCACCTTTTGGCGCTCCCACCCCGAGGTACCCCGGCGGGCGTTGCGGGCGGCCTCGCAAGGCGGGCAGAGGCGGGTGGTGGTGGTGTTGCGGCACGAGGGCGTGGCGCAGAGGGTGGCTACTCTCATTCGAGTGCCCCTGTGCGCATGTGCCAGCGGAGATGCTCTTCTGGAGCTGGCCCCCACTCGTGGGTCAGTTCGACCACACGCCGAGCGATGGACGCAACGAAGTGCCAGCTCGGGGGGTGGCACTCTCGCCACGGTGCCTCCACGGCGATCCTCATGCGCCCGTTGTCTTGCAGTTCGATTAGCCCGCACTCAGGCGGCAGCTCCTCAGGCCGGATGAGGCCCTTTGGCGTCGCGAAGTAGTAGAGGTTCGAGTAGAACAGCGCGAGCTTCCGCTTCGTGGGCTTCTTCATCTCCACGAGGAAATCGGATCGGGAGACCTTCACCTCGTACGCGATCATGCGCCGCTGTGAGCTCCAACAGTTCATGGCCCACAAATCGATGTATTGGCGCACACCTTGTTCGAAGCCTGCCCCAGTTCGGAGTTCTTCGAACAGCACCCAATCCGGCGCTCTGCCGTTATACCGAGGTGAGTGGTGACGGCGTAGCCCGGCAAGAACGTCGCCCGCTACAACGCTCATCGTCGTTGCCCCCGCCAAGTCTTCTTTGGCGCTTTCAGTTGCGGCATGAGCCGCTCCACGTCCGCAGGGTCGATGAGCACCAACCGGCTGTTCACCCGGTTCGCGGGGAGCACCCCCGATTCGACCATGCGCTGGATTCGACGGCGCGGTGCCTTGTACTGGCGGCATACCTCACTGATAGTCATCCATCCCTCCGAGTGGTTCGTGATGCCCTCGCGATGCCGTTTGAGGGCGATTGATGCGCGGCTGCGAGAAGTACCAACAATTTTCAATTCGCCGTCGTGTAGGGCCGCTACTTCGGCCTCGCTCCACCACTGGCGAGCCTTCGTGACAGGCCGCTGGCGTGCCCTGCGTGGGGCGGGCTTACCACGGGCCTTGCTCACCCCGAGTCGCGCGAGGACGTGCTTGAGGCCCTTGTGCGACCTGCCCAGGAGGGCGGCCAGTTGGGGGCCGGTAAGGGACGGGTCGGACGCGAGGGCGATGGCGCGGGCCTTGTCCTCTTCGGCCCACCGTGCGCGTTCGGGGCGCTTTTCGATGGGCGCGGAGATGGGCGGTGCGGACGGCTCGCCATGGGTGAGGCAAGAGCCATCCCTGAGGAGTCGTTGGCCGCACCGGGGGCACGTCATCTACGCCACCACCTCGCACCCAAGGAGCACGCGGGCGCGCGCGATGATGACCGGCGGGACAACGGGCGGCGGGAGATGCTGCCCTTCCTGCCAGTAGTCGAGCCCCCAATGGCGGATGTGGGGGATCTGCCCGGGGAAGGCGGCGGTCCGGCGTGCCCACCATGTGAGAATTGGCTCGCCGTCGCGAAGGGCGAAGCCGTACACGCGGCTCTCGGATTCGCTGAGGTCAACCCGCAGGAAGCACCCGGCGTCGTCCTCGTGGGTGGTGACGCGCCCTTCCCCGATGGCGACGCACTCCGGGCACACGATGCGCCCGTGCTTGCGGCGGATGGCGCTCCGCTGGTGGCGCATCTCCTCCCGGTGGCCATTGGCGAACGGCCTGGCGCACTCCTCGCAGATGATTGAGTCGATCATGACGGCATTTCCTCTCCGCACGCGCAGCGGAATCGGTGGACATGAGGAGCCCTGTTCGCTACGAACTCGTGGAACTCCACCCGCGCCCACTCGTAATAGCTCAGCCCGTCTTGTTTCGGGTCCACCCTCGACAACGGGTTGGCAGGATCGGCACGCTCTTCTGGCGTGTCGTGGGTGACGTGCGTCCTCTTGTAACCGCACACTTTGCAATCAGGCCCAAAGTCGATATTGCTCATCGGATTCCCTCCTACGCGCGGCATGTCCACGCACTCCAATCGGTGCCCCCGGAACTGATCCGGTAGGCGGCCCTCAGGTTGCCCTCGGGGTCATAGGTGGCGTCCGCGTGCCATCGGGGATGGATCTGCATGAGGCCCATTTCCCCCGCTGCCCCGGTTGCGTTCGGGTTGCCGCGCGACTCGCACCACATGACCCTCAGGACGGTATCGACGGCCCACGCGGGGAAGATGCTCGCCACCAGCGGCCTCCATCGCTCGACGCCCTCCCCGAAGGGAATGGGCACGGTGACGGCGGGGGTGGTAGCGGCCTCGACGGTGGGCTCTGGCGACGGTGTTGGCGGCGGCGCTACTCCGTCTGCGGCGACTGGGATGACGAGGCGCTTCGCTTGGCTTGCCATGCCGACTGCGACTGGCTCCGGTGCGCTCGCTTGAACATCTGATGGCGCCGAGACTGCAGGTGTGCGCGGCGTTCCGCTTGCGCCTCTGCTTGAGGGAGAGTGGCCCCCTGCCACCTGCACAGGTCGCAGACTGCCACTCCCATCACCCTCGTAAATCGAATCTGCTTGCCGGGATGCGCCATCATTCCCTCCAATCGCGAGCATGATCCCGAGGGCGACCGTGACCAGGATTCCGGCCAGCCCCGTGAGCGCGTTCAGACCAGCACCTCTTGCATGAGCCGCTTGGCTGCGGCCTCGCACCACTTCTCCTCGATCTCGATGCCGATGGCGCGGCGACCGAGGTCTTTGGCGGCGCGTAACGTCGTGCCCGAACCCATGAACGGGTCGGGGATGACTTCGGCGTCCGTCCCGCAACGCGACACGATTTCGCGCATGAGCTTCATGGGCTTCGGAGTGGGATGCCCGAATCGGTCCGTCCCGATCTCCACGTTGGCCTCGAATACGTCGCTCCCGAACCCGCCGTCGGGCAGCTTGAGGAACGTCCCGTCGGGATGGCGCGCCTGCCCCTTCTTCCGCTTCCCGGCATAGACGATGTGCTCCCAATGCGGCATGAACGGCGCGGCGCAGACCGCCATGCTCAGCCGCTTGTACCAGATGCAGTCCCAATCGACGCCCCGGCGCGAGTGCTTCGCGTAATGCCGGTACGCGGTCTGCGACAGGAAGAACAACGCCTCAGGCGCGACCTTTTCCCACGCGGCGCGGCGCTTATCGAGCCAGCGCACCCACTCCGCCCAGGCCTTTCGGTCGTTCGTGCCCGGGCCGTACTTCATGCCCGCGTTGTAGGGCGGGTCAGTGATGACAAACCCCCCGCGCAGCTCGAGCTGTGGCAGGACTTCGAGGCAGTCCCCGAGGTATATGGTGATTCCTTGGTGCTCGTAGTACGGCTTCATCCGGCCCACTCAATCCGCAGGTACAGCCCGCATTGCTCCCCGATGGCCGCGTACCGCTTGCTCGCGTGCAGCTCCACCACGCACGCGTCGTCCGCCCACACGATGCCCGTCCCGGCGTCGAGCACGGCGCGCGTGAGCTTGTCGAGATCGGGCTTCTTGGTGTGCGGCGGCGCGGGCTTCGTCTTGGGGAGGCTCGCCGGGCGCGGCATGACGAACGCCATGGTCACGGCGAAGGGCTCCCTCAGGCACTCGGTGAAGTGCGCCTGGAGCGCCTCGGTGACCTGCGAGCGCCACGGCATGGTGCGCTTGTTGTCGTGGGTGACGATGGCCCGCTTGCCCACCACGAACCCTTTCGCGCTCCCCTGCGGCGCCGGGATGCCGGCCACGAAGATGGTGGTCACGACCGCACCGCCGCGAATGCCGCCGCCATCTGCGCGGCCAGCGGGGTCAGGTCGCCCATGGTGTTGATGCGCTCGCCGCGCGGCTTCGGGGGCTCGCTGTACACGAGCGGCGGGCGTACCGGCCCGGGGCGCTTCACCATCGGCGTCAGCGTGTATTCCTGCCCCTCGTGGCGGATCACCGCCACGCCCTGCCTTGGCACGGTCCGGATGATCAGGTGGTTCTTGGCCTTCGCCCGGAAGTTGCACAGGTGCGAGCGGAGCAACTGCGAGTCTCGCTTCAAGTCGAACTCGACGTCGGGGAACATAGCCGCCCACACGTCGGCGTAGGGCACGATCTCGCCCTTTCGGTCGACCAGGCAGATCAGCAGCCGCCGCTCGGTTGGCGTGAGGTAGTCGGTCCACTGCGCGTAGTGATTCGTCATTGGTTTCCTCCGTAGGTGCCGCGCTGGTCATCGCCCGTGAACGTCACCACGAGGCCGCTACCAAGGCGGCTGGCGACACGGGCGGGCAGCTCGCGCGGCGTCAGGTTGGTTGTTACCACGAGCGGCAGTTGCTCGCGGTATCGCTCGTCAATGAGCCGAAATAGCCGCTCCTCTGCCCACTCGCTGCTCTTGTTCGCACCAAGATCGTCGAGGACCAGGAGAGGCGTTCGCCGCATTTCGGCGTCAATCGAGTCCGCGGTCTCGGTCGCGCGGTCCTCGTCGAAGGTGGCCTTGTAGCGGTCCAACAGGTTCACCACCGGCCAGAACCGCGACCGCAAACGGTGGAAGCGATAGGCCGCGAACATCACTCCGATCGCCAGGTGTGTCTTGCCGGTGCCGTGCTTCCCCCGCAGCACAACGACCGGGTCCACGAGCCGCAACGGCTCGCCGGCGACCTGCTCGGGCCAGCCGCGAACCCACTTGCGCAAGAACTCCCGGCAGTCCTGTTGCCCCGGCGGGGGGTTCCAGTTTTCCACCCGGCAGGACGCGTAACGGTGCGGGATGTAGCACCGCTTCACGAACTCTTCCTCGGTGTCGTCGGCTGGTTTCCCGTCGTCTCCGTGGCGGTGCGGGATGGCCACGCCTTCGCTCGAGAGGTCGCAGAGTTCGCCACATTCGGGGCAGCCGCCGTAGGCCGGATCAGAGCGCCACGAGGTCAGGCGAGCACGGAGACGGCGAGCGCAGCGAGCACACGGAGCGGTGTGCGGTGTGCCGTCCTGGTAGAACCCGGGAATGGTCACGCGGCCGCCGCCGTGACAGTCGGGGCAGTTGAGGTCAAACCCGGAAGTGCCTGCCCGAGGCTTCGAGGTTGCGTTCGAAGTTAGGATCGAGGCCAACGTCAGGGGTTCGGCGACCATTCGTGGTGCTCCTTTCCTGCCAGCCGGGCATGTGGCGGCGAAGGTTCGAGGGGTACGGGAACTTGCCCTCCTGGCGCACCTTCGCGATGGCGGAGGCGAGCTCCGCGAACATGCCGGGGAAGTCACGAGCGAATTGCTCGCACTCATCCCGGGTCAGCGGGTCGTGCTTTTGGGGCGAAGGGATTTTCGAGAGGATGGTCTCGACCATCTCGCGCTCGCTCGCGGAGAGAGACCCGTTACCGCCACTGGTTACCGGATCACCGGTTACTGGTAACTGGTTACCGTATACCGCACGGCTAGGACTGGGCTCTGCCTCGACGTTTTGCGGCTCGGCCTCGGAATCGCCCTGTACCAGCCCTAGGCCAGCCCTAGGCTGATCCGGGGCTGGCAGTAGGCTTTCGGGCTCTCGATGGTGCGGATTCTGGTGCTTCAAGAACGACGGAATCTGGATGATCTGCTGTCCGTCAATCTCGTATCGGACAATAAACCCGGCGTCGGCCAGTTTCTTAAGAAGCGGCTCGACGCTCACGTTCTCATAGGGGAAGAGGGCGGCCTTGATGCGCTTGGGGCGATCCTCCAATCGCCCCTCGCGGTCGGCGATCGTCCAAAGACCGATGAACAGAAGGCGTCCGTGTGCCGGGATGTCCGCGAGGTCTTCATTGGCGAAGAATGACGGCTTGAGGAGTCGTGCCCTAGCCATGTTGGACCGCCTCGACCCCGCTGGCAGGGGCTTCCGAAGCAGCAGACCGCGCGGCCCAATCGCAGGCGATGTCACGCGCGCACTGGCGGCAGTACATGGCCCCCGCTTCCTGTGACCGGTGTTTCTGGACCACGGCGACGAACCAGGTGGACTCGTTGATCGGAGCGTCGCAGAGGTCGCAAAGCGTCCAGTCCACGCCTCGTGCATCCTCCCAGCAGCGGTCCACAGGTGAGTAACGATCGGCCACTAGTAGGCCCCCTTTCCTGCCTGAACGGAGTGAGTTGCGTACACCAAACCGCGCAGAGAAAGGGGGCCGTGTGAAGCGATGGGGAAGGTCACGAGGGAACTCCATTCAGAGCCGGTCTTGGTGTACGCAAGACCGACACTAGGCGGCGTGATTGGTGGGGCTACTCGGCTGCCTCAGCGGCGATGGCGTCGGCAAGGGCCTCGGTGAAGGCGCTGGCCACGGACGGCGTGTCGCCCTCGTTGGGGTTCTCGCGGTGCTCCCAACACTCAAACTCCCTGAGTTCCCCTTCGCCCTGGCACGTCCCGCAGAGGCCGAGAATCAGCGGCGTGCCATCCTCGGCAAAGCAGTGCTCGCAGCGCCGAAGCACGAAGGAATCCGTAAGATCGCCGCACTTCACGCACGGCCCGGTGTCCTCAGCGGCCATCGCATCGAGGCAGTCCGCGCAGAACATGTCCATGCCGTAGACCGGCGTCTCGCGGCAACGACTGCACGGGTTCTCCACCGGCAGAACGTCGTCAGAGGGCGCGAAGGCGGGGTCAACCAGCCGCGCGCTCGTCACCTTGAGGGCACCGCGCGCCCTGTCGTCTCCGCGCTCCTGGAGGGCGAGATCCCGCACCCGGGCGACGATGGACAGGTCAATGCTTTCCTTCCACTTCATCGCCGCGAGGAGCTTCCGGTGCTCTTCCACGGTGGGGTCGAGTTCGATGGTGCCCCCGAAGGCGATGACCACCTTGTCGACCTTCGTGCCGGGCGGAAACCCGGGTAGGGCGACCTGCAACGTGGACCCGGCGGGCGGCGTGTTGGACGCGGACGGCGCGGGGAGGGGATCGGGCGGAACCGGGATGACGCGGCCGACCTCGATGTCGATGGCCTCCCCGTTGTGGTCGTACGCCGTCACAATGGGGTTGCGGGGGAGCCACTTCGAGAGCGCCCCCGCACACTGCTTGTCTGTCCCCTCGCCAGCAAGGTAGTGAACAGCGAGCACCTCATCCGAGTCGACGGGAATGAGAACGTCGCAGACGTGGCAGAGCCGCGCGCCCCTCCACGGCGTTGAGTCCTCTGCGACCATTTCCGTGGCGTCGGGAATATGGTCCTCGATGCTGGCGAGCCCCATGCGGCCGCGTTGGGCGAGGGCGTCGGGGGAATCTACGTCACTGCCGCCGAGTATCTCTGCCAACTCGTAACGCTGCTCTTCGAGCGTCATCTCGGGTTCGCCGTCAGTCGCGGCCTCGACGGCCTTCCTCGCGCGGCGCGGCTTCTCTGACGTGTCGATCATCCCTCTCCCTCCAGGTCCGTGAACATGGCCTCCTGCGCGTCCTCAGGCGGCGCGACAGGAGCGGTGCGTGCGGGACGCCCGGCGGCATCCCAATCGGCCACCGCGCTCACGAGGGACGCGGGGGTGCGTGCGGTGTCAGCGGCCAGCCATTCGTCGATGGCCGGGATGAGCGTCTGCGGCGTCGGGGTGTCGAAGTACGCGTAGAACGGCGCGAGACTCAGCCCCGCCTCTTTCACGACGGTGCGGAACTCCGGCATCCATGGCGGCGCGGGGGCCTTCTGTGGCTCCTCTGCGGGCGCTGGCGGCGCGGTGTCGATGCTGGCGCGGTACTCCCCGGCGATGGGGGATTCGTCGATGACGATGCCCTGCCCGTCGCCCACGTCCATGCCGCCGAGCACGTCGGCGAACATGCGCCGGCCGATGCGGGCGACGGCCTTCCAGACGAGCTTGTCCTTCCACCCGCCCATCACCTTGTCGCCCTTGAGCGTGGTCCCTGCGCGAAGCGCGTCATCGGGCGTCCATTCCACTCTCATCGGCGGACGGCCTTCGCGGTGTCCGATGACCACGGCGCGCTCGTCGGTGCTTTCAACGATCTCCACGTAGCCCTTGCCCGATCGCTCAATGAGCGCCTGGATCATCTGGCCTTGGATGCCGACCTTGTTTCCGACCACGTAGAACAGCTCGAGCGCGGCCATGGGCGGAATGCCGAGCTCGGCGGCCTTCATGAAGACCACGGCGGCCTTTTGAGCGGTGTCAATGCTGGCCGGGAGTAACCCCGTGTCCCCCATCTGCTGAGCGAGCAACAGGTAGGTCGAGTAGCCCTGAAGCTGCGCGGCGGCGGCGAGCTGGACGGCCTGCGAGCCATTGGCGGCGGCGCGGCGGGCGTCGATGCTGGTCACGTTCCGGGGCGCGATGGCCACGGCGGTGGTCTGGCCGACGGCCTCCGGGAGTGCTTCGAGTTCGTCCATGAGATCCTCCTGTGCGATGAGGACGGCAGTGATGTGCTTGCAGTGCTTTATCGCCGGGCAGGTGCAGAACGGTGCGGCGGTGCCGATGCCGCCCACCCGGTAGCGGCGGCCCGGGACGGAGGTGGACGCCGCGAACCAGACCGCCGGGTCATCGGTGGCCTCGACGGACACCGCCCCGGCGTGCGGCACGATGACAGCGTTCATAGCGACCCCGACCCGCGCGTGAAATCCGGGAGCGGGTCGCCCTCGAGGCATTCAAAGAGGTGGAGGCAGTAGGGGTGGATGTTCACGTACTGCGAACGTGGCGGGATGACCTGGACGGCCTTGCTCTCCTTGCCGAGGAACGCCTCTTTTGCGGCGACCAGTTCGTCCCACTTCGGCATCGAATGAGGCTTCGATATGGAGAAGTGGCGCCAGCGACGCCCGTCGAGTTCGGTGTCCGCGCTAATGACGACTCGCATGGTGCCCAAAGCAGAGACGTAGGTGGCCCCGTCGAGGGAGACGTTAATGACGGCCCATCCATTGGGAGCCGGGGGAATGTCGCGAGGCAGTGGGCGAAGGTCGGCAATCATCGACGGCCCGCCGCAATCCCGGTGCCCGTGCGGACCGTGATGCCCGGCACGTTGAACGCGCCCTTCTGCGCCCGCACCGCCGCACCGATGGCCTTGTCGTTCGGTTCGAGGTACTGGCGGTAAGCCTGCGGGTTCTCGGCCGCCGCCCGGATGAGCTCGTCGAGGTCCGTGACCGTGGCGCTCCAGGTCTCCCGCGTCGAGATGCCCTTCACCTTCGGGGCCTGCGTGGGTGCGATGGGCGTGGCCGCCACCTCTGCCTCGAAGTTCAGGGAGATGGCGGTGTCGAGGTCGCCCTCTGCCGCCGCTGCCTCGGACTCGGCCCGGAGCCGCGCGGACTCTGCCGCCAACGCCTCACGCTGGAGCCGTTCGGCTTCGAAGCGGGCACGGCGCTCCTGTTCGGTGTAGGTGGCGATCTCGCGTTTCTTGGTGGCCACCGCTGCCTCGCGGGCCTCGATGGGGGTGCGGAAGGCGTCATCGATCGCGCGCTTGGCGTCCAGGAGCGGGGCCACGAGGGCCTTGCGGTGATCGTCGAGGCGGGCACGCTCCCCGTTCACCCGCTGGAGGGCGAGCCCGGCGGCCTCGAAGGTGGCGGCGTCGGTGATGGTGATGGCGTCGAGGGCGATGATGTCCGCGCGGTCGTCAGCGGTGCGCCGGGCGACGATGCTGTTGACCCATGACTCCAGCACGGAGGTGACGGCGCGGGGAACCGCGACCGGGGTGAGTTCGTCAGTCATTGGCGGCCTCGATGGTGAGCACGTCGCGCAGCATCACGAGGTAGTTCATGGCGTCGGCGATCTGCTCGATATAGGCGGCCTTAAGTGCCGGATCAGCGGTGTTCGGGATGTTGTTGTGGAGCCATGCCACGTTCTGGTACGCGCCGCGCGTTAGCTCCTTGGGCTGCATTTCGCGCCAGCCGCCTTTGTCGGCGTGTTGCTGCATGCGCTTTTCAGCGACCAGATTGAGTTCGATACGCGCCCGATTCCAGAGCATGTTCTGCTCTACGGGGGTCAGCGGCTTACGCATTGGCGGCCCTCCAGTTGTAGGCCATCAGGAAGGCCTTGAACGTGATCCCGTCCCGCCCGTCCTCGTACTCCTCGACGGCGTACGTGCCGTTGGCCCGCAGGTAGACGCCGATCCGCCGCGGAACCGGGATGCCCACCGGGAACATGCCCCGGTCCTGCGCGGCCATGAGGTAGGCGGCGAGCTGGAGACCGTGCCAGGGCGCGGGGTCGCCCGTCTTGATGTCGACCACGGCCCACTGCTCATCCCCGAGGGTGCCGATGCGGTCCACGGTGCCGGCGTAGCGGTGGATGGTGTTCCACACCCGCTCCTCGATGAACACGGGCGTGAACCCCCATGCCTCACGGAACGTCCGCCACGCCGCGAGGTAGGGCTCGGTGCCATCAGGGATGCAGATCTCGTCGCGCAGCAGGATCCCGGTGTCCCAATCCTCCAACACCTTGTGAACGAGCGTGCCCGTCTCCGTGGTGGCGAACTCGTAGGGGTCGCGGTACCTGGCGTCGAGCTGCGCCAGCTTGAGGACGGAGGACACGCCGGGGATGAGTTGCCCGCCGAGGTAGTAGCGGTGCGTGTCCGGGTCGAAGGTGAGCGTTGGGCTGGTCATGGCTGAGCCGCCCTCCAACGCGCTTCCTCTTCCTCCCGCTCCACGCGCGCCAACTCGGCTTCCCACTCCGCCATCTCGTGTTCGGTCAGCTCGCGGGCGCCCTTCGCTCGATACCAGCCGTCGTACAGCCGGGCCGCGTCCGTCTGAGAGAGAAACATGTCCCACTCTTCGCCGCCCTTGAGACGGACCTGATAACGAGTGCCTATGTAGCGCCCATTGCGAAAGAACTCCTCGACGCCTGCGATCTCGCGGGCATCGATACGAATGCAGCTAGACGGGCCGTCCTGAGTGGTCAGCCCCGTGAGGATGATGATTTCGTCACTGGCACCGGGGGCGAAGGGTGCTCCGTTCTCTCCGAGACGCTTCATGACCGGCCCCCGAACCGCGTGCCGTCGAGCTGGACATCGAAGCCCAGGTCCGACGTGAAGTTGGGGAACACCCGCATCTCCCCGCAGCGCTTGCACACGCCCTCGCTGGTCGGCCCGTTCGGCGTCTCGATGCGGAACCAGTGCGGGAACCCGGACGGGCAGGTGGAGGTGTGGGGAGCGCGGCGCTCGGCGACCCGCTCAGGGACCACGATGGGCTGGACCAGCCCTGTTATGGAGTGGCTCACTCCGGCCATTAGCTTGCCTCCTCGTAGCGCGCGAAGAATGCCGCGATGGCGGCGCGATGACGGTTGGCGGCGCGGTGACGGCGCTCGATGGCCTCGGTGTTGAACTGGCGGCGCATGTGGAGGTAGACCTCCCCGGCGCGGTGATTGCGCTTGGCCCGCCCGACGCGAACCCATGTCGACTCGCTGGCGGCTTCCCCGAGGGTGAGGTAGGCGTACTGCATCACTTGGCCTCCTGGTATCGCACGAGGGCGAGGATGGTGAGGGCGAGGCAGGCGGCCTGCGGCGAGATGGCGAGGAGAAGGCTCACGACAGGCCCTCCTCGGCGTTCTTGCGGTCTGCGTAGGCGCTCACATGCCAAGCACTTGGATTGGCACGGTTGAGATCGTCTGGCTCAACCATCCTTCGCCGCTGGTCCTGCTCGCGTATCTTCTCGTCGAGGATGGCGCGGAGGGCACGCATGTCGACGTAGCTGACCAGCGTGTAGCCGTAGCGGCGGCCGAAGTCCACGATGATGCCCTGCTTGTTGTCCCACTCGGTCACTGCTGGCTGTGTCACGACGCCCGCCTCATCGGGCCACCGGCCCACGCGTACGCGGCCGCGACACTCGCCGCCTCTTCCGCGTTCACCTGCTCGATGCGTTCGATGGCGTGGTCGATGCACCACCAGCCCATCACCACGTCGCCCTCGCGCTCCTCGTACCACGACCGCTCCACGCATCCCGGCGCGCCCCGCTTCGAGCACACGATGTGGTTGCGCTCCATGAGCACGATGACCGTCTCGCCGTTCGCCGAACGGAGTAGCGGGACCGGGCCTTCAGAACCCGGCCCCGCCGGGCACACGCCCGCCGGTAGAAGCGGGGCGACGGGCGGATGTGCTATCCTCACGTCAGTCATTGGAATTGCCTCCTCGGGCAGTGGGAGCCCCGCCAACGCACTGGCGGGGCTCTTGCGTTACCGGCGAACCGGCCCTACTTCTTGCGGCGCGACGGCGCGATGCTCGCCACCCGGATGCCCCGGGACGCGGCCTGCGCGCGATACACCTGGTCGATCCCGTTCTTCTCAATGTTGGCCATGGCGCCGGCGTACCCGATGCGCGACATGTGCTCGCGGTCCTGCGCGGTCACCAGCCCACCGAGACGGCCCGCGTCACGGGGCGACATCGGGTTGGCTTTGCGGGCGGTCACGAGTTGCTTCCTCCGGTAGGATTCCCGGAGCGACCAACAACCCTCCGGAGGAAAGCCTTGAACGAAGAGACCGAGCCGATTGGCCCGGCAACAACCATGCTCACCCAGGCCTTCACGGCGTCGTGGCGGAGGCGCGAGATCCTCTGGCAACACGCGTTCCCCGCGGCGACAGATGCGCAACTCCTACAGATGGCCGAGCTGGCATACCTGTCGTACAAGGAGGCGCTCTTCGGCGTGCTGTTCACGCTGGAGGGCTTCAAAGACGCGTTGTGGGAAGAGAACCCGTCGGCATACGCGGAAGTCTTCGGAGACAGGAAGCCGGCGAGCGGGCCGCCCTCAAAGGCTGTGTAGATGCTGGCGTAGTCGTGCTCGCTCACGCCGCTCCCCTTGCCGTGTCACGCACGAGGCGGTGCCGCTTGTTCTCGTGGATGTCAGCGACCCGCGCGTCCTTGTGGAGGCGGCGAAGCTGGAGGGCGTAGTGCCGGGCGAGAAGGTCGTCATCGGCGTCGAGGGCCGCGAGAAGGCCCGCATCGCACGCGTCCATCTCGTTGAGCCTCTGCCACTCGCTGGCGTCGTGGGGCACGAACTCATCCGCGACCGCCGCGACTTCGACGATGCGGTCTTCGAGACCGCCGATGTAGGTCTGGGGGCGTCCGCCCACGTTCTGCGTCATTCCGTTGTCTCCGGGAGGAAGGTCGAGACAGGCACGCTGAACAGTTCGGCGAGGCGCTCGGCGTGCTTCCGGGGCAGCGGGTCGCGGCCGTTCATCAGCTTGGTCAGGTATGACGGGGAGATGCCGAGCCTCTGAGCGACCCACTGGTAACGGGTGCCCCTCTCATCGAAGAACTCTCGGAGACCGGGCGATTGCCTTTCGCTCACATGCGCTGTGCTCATGCGTCACAGTCTATGCATTGTGGCGCACTTGTCAACAAGGTTTGTCACAAGTGTGGTTGAATTGGCTACGATGCCGGGGCGATGGTTGTTTTCATGACCGATGTGGCTGCATTCGCGGAGTGGCTTTCACGAGAGATGGCCGACCGAAAGGTCAACCAGTCTCAGCTTGCCGCTTACCTCGGTATTCACCCGTCGGCGGTGAACCGATGGGTCTCGAAGGGCGTTATCCCGAACCCGGCCACCTGCGCACGGATCGCCGAAGTGCTCCACATCGACCCGGCTATCGTCATGCGCCATGCCGGGCACCTTCGCGCGGCCGACGCTATGGAAGCCCCGGCCGCTATCCCAGCCGTTCGCGCAATCCTGGACGAGATGTCCGAGGAAGAGCAGCGTCGGTTCGCGCTTCCAGCACTTCGCCTAGCAGAGCAGCTACTTCGCGAGTCACGGGGCGAGGCGGAATCATCATCATGAACGCACCAAGGGCGGCCCGGACTTCCTCCGGGGATGCATCGACTACCACTAACGTCTGTATCATCGTGCCCGGTACTCTGCCCGTGCGGTTCCATAACCGCCATATGCTTGCGTCAATCGCGTCAACACTTGGACGCGTGTAGGCGAATTCTTCACGGAGACGCTCCCAATGCTCGCTATCCTCTGCATCTTCCTCCCCCCGGTCGCCGTCCTCATCGCAGGCAAGCCATTTCAGGCCCTTCTCAACCTCCTTCTGACCGCATGTCTGTGGCTCCCCGGTGTCGTGCATGCTTTCTGGGTCGTCAACCAGGCGAAGGCCGAAAAGCGACACAAAGAACTCCTCGCGGCCCAGCAGCAAACACACTAAACCCCCGCTTATCCGGCGCTCGCCCGCACTTCGCTCCGAGTTCAGAACCGCCCGCGCTCGCCCACTGACAGCCCCCGTTACGCCGTGTAAGACGCCAATGCGTGACGCGAATGCTGGACAACAGGTGGCGCGGTTCTGAACTCGAATATCCCCTGCTTATTCCAACAGGAGCAACGAATGACCGCCGCTCGCCCACAGAAACCCCCGCTTATTGCGGCTTCGCCCGTCGAACTCCTTGCGAGCTACGAACGCCACCTCATGGCCCGCCGCAAGCGACCGCGCACCATCGGAAACTACACGCGCCCCGTGCGCCAGTTCCTCGCCTGGGCGGACGCTAACTCCCTGCCGCCGTTGGCCCAGATGCGCCGCCGGGACGTCGAGGGATGGCTCGCGGCGCTCGACCAGCGGTCCAGCCACACGCAGCACCAGTACGCCGTCGTGCTGCGCCTCTTCTTTCGATGGCTCGAAGAGGAAGCCGAGATCCCCTCGAACCCGATGGACGGGATCAAGCTGCCCGCGATCGATGAGACCGAGAAGGATGTGGTCACGCCGGAAGAGATGCGGACGGCGCTCGCGAAGCTAGAAAAGGCAAAGAACTGGCGGGCGCTGGCCATCGTCTCTCTGCTCTACGATTCCGGCCTTCGCGCCGGGGAGCTGTGCGCCATCCTCAGGGAGGACGTGGACTTCAACGCGGGCCTTGTCCGGCTCCGGGGAACCGACACCAAGGGCAGGCGCATCCGCACGGTGCCGATCTCGCCGGCCGCTGTTCGCAACATCGACCGCTACCTTCGGCGGCGGCGCAGCGAGTCGCCCTACCTGTTCGCGGGACGATATGGCCAGCTCAACCCGGACGGCATCTACGATATCGTCCGCCCGGCGTTCGAGTTCACCGGGAAGGTGATTTCGCCCCACGACCTGCGCCACACGGCGGCCTCGCACATGAGCGCGGAGATCGGGAGCGACGAACTCCAAACCATCATGGGGTGGCGCGATCCCGCTATGGCCCGGCACTACACCCGGACCGCGCTCGCGGCCAACGCCATCGCCGCCCATCGCCGGGCGAGCCCACTGGAGCGGTTGGGGAAGTGATAGGATCGCGTCATGACTACCGTTTACGTTGTTGAGGCCGGGGCCTATTCGGACCGTTGGATCGTCGGCGTTTGGTCGGACCGTTTTGAGGCCGAAGCGGTCGCCCGCACGAGCGACGCTATTGTCTACGAGCACACGCTCGACGAGCCGCTGACACGAGAGCAGCGCGCCGCTCTACGCAACGAGAGCTTCTTTACAGTGTCCATGACGGCATCCGGGCAGCAGGCTCAAGCTCGCAATTGCAGCGGCGGCGAGGAGACCAATCCCAACATTATCAGCTTTGCACGCGGCTATGACGGGGGTCGGTTTATAACGGACCTCTACGCCGCCAACGAGGAGCACGCCATCAAGATTGCAAACGATCGCCGGACGGCATGGCTTGCGGCAGGTGGCGAACACGCGCCCGGGGGCAAGAGTAGGAACTACGGATGGGTTAGCTGGGAGCTTTAACCTTGCCGCCGCCGGCAAAGTTAACGTCTACGTGAGGGACTGGAGCACCGGGAAGAAGCCATACGCGAGCACGCCCTCTTCGCCCGAGTCGGTGCGCGAGAGTTCGTAATCCCAATCCTTCGACGGGTCCATGGTCATCGCCGACGCTGCGACAACCACCTGGCACACGCCGCCCGCGCCGTTCGTGATGGTGATGCCCCCTCCCGCCGTGGTCACCGATGCCGCTTCCGCGTCATTCGCTGCACCGCCGCGCCGCCTGACCACGAACTTGAGCGCCCACCCGGAGATATCCACGGCGTCACCCGCTTCGTCGAGGGTGGTGAACTCGGCCACGAACTTCTTGCGCGCGAAGATCTCGTGGTGCTTCTCGAAGTTGAACCGCCGGGTGACAATCGCCATTGCTATACCTCGTGCTCGAACCATCGTGCCGTCGCGGTGCGCTCGGGCTGCCAGCGGGCATCGGCCTCGCGGGGGAAGTGGCGCGCCGTGACCGTGAGCGGCCCCCACCCTGCGGAGGCGGTGATCGTGGGCATCCACCGCGCCGGTGCGGAGATGTAGTAGGGCTCGCCCTCGATCGCGAACCCGCTGCCCGTGACCGTGAGCGCCGGGAGGGTCGCCGCTCCTGTCCCGGTGGGGAACATGGCGCCGGTCCCGCTGGCCTCCAACGAAGGGAGCGTCGCCGCCCCGCTCGAGCTGTAGACCTGCGACCCGGAACCCGCTGCCGTGACTGCCGGCAGGGTTGCCGCGCCGGACCCGGAAGGGTGCATGACGCCGCTGCCGCTCATCGTCAGGCCCGGGAGAAGTGCCGCACCCGCCGACGTCATGGTCTGCGTGCCCGACCCGCTGGCCGTCATCGAGGGGAGCGTTGCGGATCCGGTGCCAGACGGCTGCATGACGCCGCTTCCGGACGCCTCAAGGGACGGAAGGGTCGCAGCACCGTCGCCGATGCGTTCGCTCACGTGGGAGCCGCTACCGTCCGCCTGGAGCGCGGGGAGCGTGACGTCGCCGCTGCCGCTCGGCTGCATTGCCCCGGCGCCCGACGCCGTGACGGAGGGGAGCTCCGCCTCGCCGCTGCCGTCGAGGGTTTGAGCGCCCGTTCCCGACGCGTCGAGTGACGGGAGGGTCGCCGCTCCCGTGCCGCTCGGCTGCATCACGCCATCGCCGTCGGCTTCAAGGGATGGGAGTGTGGCCGCGCCTGATCCGCTGAGAGACTGCGCACCGCTCCCGCTGGCCGCCAGGGATGGGAGTTCCGCGGCACCCGCTCCGGTGGGCTGCATGGTGCCCGTGCCGCTGGCGTCGAGGCCCGGGAGTGTCGCGGCGCCGGACCCGTCCGCTGTCTGCGCACCGCTGCCCGATGCTTCGAGCGACGGGAGAGTGGCTGCGCCGGTCGCGGTCATCGGAGCCGCCCCGGTGCCCGACGCATTCAGCGATGGCAGGGTCGCGGAGCCGGTGCCACTGAGGGTCTGGGCGCCGCTCCCGGCCGCTTCGAGGTTGGGCAACGTCGCCGCGCCGCTACCAGTGAGCGTCTGCGCCCCGGTGCCGCTTGCCTCAAGGTTCGGGAGGGTGGCCGCGCCTGAGCCGCTTGGCGGGAGTTCCTGGATAACGACGTGGAGGGCCGCGCGGTCATCGCTCGTGCCCGAAGAGAAGCCAACAGACCGTGAGCCGCTGCCAGCCGAAGTCTCACGCACGACGGCATTTGAGCGTGCGCCGTACTGGATGAGCTGGAGCGATGTGGAGTTTGCGCCCGCCGACGGTGCGGTCGGAAGGCCGGAGTGGATGCCCGCGAACCGCATCGCCGTGCCGGTGCCGCTCACGCTCTGCTCGGCCAGCGAGCCATCGCCCTCCAGCTTGACCACGGAGCCCGACGGGCACTCGGTGTCCCCTGAGGCGGTGACCGTGATGGCGACCGCGTACCACACGTTGGAGCCACTGCGGTCGACGGACACAGTCTGTGCGCCGGTCGGGATGCCCGAACCGAGAAAAAAGGCGTAGCACCGCCCAGGCTCGCCAGCGGTGTCGGCGGCATGCGTGCCGACAGCCGACATCGACACCCCGCCGTAGGTGACGCCATTGAGCTCGTCCGCGTTCGCGTTCTGGAACACGAACACAAGCGCGCCGGCGGGAGTGCCGGATGGGGTGTGCGTCCAGTTGAAGTCCGAGGTTGCGCCGGTTGACCCGGTGTGCGACTCGCTCGATGCGTCGAACGCGACGGCCATATCCCACTCCTAGCAAACGAGGGGCGATCGCTCGCCCCTCGCGGTGTTGCCTCTCCCGGCGTCGCCTACGCTTCCGGCATCGTCACCGTGAACGAAGAGATCGAGATGGTTGACCCCGCCGTGAACGCGACGGTGTTGAAGTTGAGGTCGCACCCAGACGTGCCCACCGAGCCGTCCATCATCGTCGTGCCGCCCGACTGCGTGAGCATGCGGAACCATGCCGCCGTGCCCGTGGCGTCAGCGCTCGAATCCGATGTGATGGCGGCGGCCGTCATGATCGCGCCGGGGTTGGCGTCGGAGACGGAACCGAAGGCGGTGGCGTCCATGGTGAGGGTTGCCAGGAGTACCTGTGCGCCGACGGCGGTGTCAGCGTCCGTGGGCTGCGTGCCGTCATAGATGCGGATGATGGCAGCGGTACCGGCATCGATCGCCGTCTTCGCGGCGCTGAGCATCGACTGCGCGAGGGAGTTCGAGATCTTGAGGTTGTTCGCCATTAGCGGCCCACCCGCATCTCGCCGCCGATTTTCTGCGGCTCATGGCGCGCAAGCAGGAAGGCGTCGACCAGCTGGCGGCCTTCCTCGTTGCCATTGGCGCGGAAGGTGGAGACGAAGCCCACGAGTTCCGGGATGGTGAGCGACTCGTACGCGGCGAAGCGGTCCGGGTTCGCGTTGACGTATTCGGTGGCGAGTTCGCGGGCGCGGCCCCGGTCGCCGGTCTTCCATTCGCGGTCGATGTCCGCAAGCTGTGCCATCGTTGCCTCCTATGAGAGGCGGCGACCGGGAACCAGCGCAGGAGGTTTGGCCCGGTGCCGCCGAGGGGAAGCGTGCCGCCGGGACGGAGTGGGGCCGTGATAGCGAAACGCCCCCGTTTCCGAGGGCGTCCGCCGGTCGACCTAAAGGTCGCAATGTTTCATGGTGCGCCGGGCACACCGGCACACGTACGGACCACGGTTCTCGCCGGGCCACCCCAAGGGCGGAGAATCGAACTCGTAAGGATTACTTGCGAGTTGGTCCAATCCCACACGACGTATTCGGTCGCGAAGATCACTGTTTTCGTGCGTCCCAACCAAGGTAGCCGAGCATCGATGTGCCCGTGGTGAAGAACGCCGCCCCGGCCGTGCGCGTGGCCTCCATGAAGCCGTTGTCCCACGAGGCCGCGAAGAACGCGCCCCCGGCTGCCATGCCAGACACCACGAGGGTGCGGATGAGTTGCTGGCGCGTCACGGGATCACCTTCGGGTCGTTCGCCTTGATGACTTCCTCAAGCGTGGTGGCCTTGCCCATCGCTCGCTGCCGCCGGACCAGCGCGTCTGTGGCGTCGATCTGCGAGCTACCGAGCGTCGCGATTTCCTTGGCTTCCCGCTCCGCGTCACGCGCGTCCAGGATGGCTTTCAGCCGTTCTTCCGAGATGCCCATCTCTCCCTCCACGAGGTCCAGATACTGCGCCCACCCCCACGTCGGGCCGGGGTCGTTCTTGCGGTTCACGAGGTCGATCTCGAAGTGGCCGATGATGTGGTCGCGGTCAGCCGGCCATCCGAGCGTCTCGCAGAGCCACGCCGTGAGCTTCGCGCTCGCCTGCTGCTGCACGAGCGGATACGGCTGGCCCGAGAACCCCTCGTGTTCGATGCCGATGGTGTAGGAGTTCACGTTGAACTGGTGGCCGCGCCAGAGCTTCCACGTCGGCGTTGGCGCTCCCGCACCGATGCCCGCGTGATACCCGCCGTCGTCCAGCTCGAGGTGTTGCCAGACTCGCCCGTCCCGCGCCACCGTGAAGTGCCAGGACGCGCCGTAGTGACCGGCCTTTGCCCATTCGACCGCGGTACCGGCGTAGCCCTCCATGACGTGGATGACCACGGCGTCGGGCTTGCACATGCCCCGGTAGAACGTCGGGCCGGCTTCGCTCATGTACTTCCACGGAGCCCACGTCGCACCCTCGTACCTCATGCCGTCGCTCCTGCGCCCGTCGTGCCGACGTTGATGGTGGTGGGCGTGGCGGTGCTCATCTGCCGGTGGATGGCCCGCAGCTCCTCGCTGATGCGCTCGTAGTCCGCCCGGTACTGCTTGGCCTCCAGCTTGGCGGCGCTGAGTTCGGTCTCGAACCGTTGGGTGAGCGACTTGATCTGTTCCTCGAAGCGCGCGCGGTCCGCTGCCTGTTGCTCGCGGCTGGCGGTCAGGTCTTTCTGTAGCTCCGAGATCTGCCGTTCCTGCGTCTCGAAGATGCGCGCCCACTGGTCGGTGACGCCTCGGAAGGCAGAGCGAAGGATGAGGCCGATGGCCGTGATACCGCCAAGGGAGCCCACCGCGCTCGTAACGCCAATCAGGTCCGCTGCATTCATGAATACCTCCGCCCCGGATGTTGTCGCTGCTGTCGCGTGGGGCTAGAGGTACTCGATGTGGTAGCGGCGGCGGGTCGTCTCGATGTTCGCGTTCGAAGTGGCCATGGTGACGGTGACCTGGAGAAGGAGTTCCGTTGTGCCGTCTTCGGCAGCTTCCCCGTACAGCTCGTAGAGGTTGCCTTCGCCCGACACGAGTGTGTAGGTGCTGGCACCCGAAAAGAACTGCCCGAAACACTCCTGTGCATCCTCGGCGTTCTTGGCCATGATCTCAAAGCGCAGCGTAAAGGGGTGAATGGTCGACCCGTTCGCGTTCGTGATCTGCCCTTCCCACAAAGTCGTGGCTCCTAGGATGACCGCGAAGTTGTAGTCCTTGCTGCCCAGCCCTGCGTTGTTTTTGGTGAAGCCGCTCAGCGACACGCGAAAGCCGTGGTCGCCGTCGAGTTCTCCTGCCGGAATGGTGTACTCCAGCAGAGCGGTCTCCGTGGTCGAACTTACGACCTGTAGGTCTTCGTTGTTCCTCACCCTGGTAACTGGCGTCGGTCCCAATTCATGCCTCCAGAGCTTGTCGGTGGTCTCATAGGCCATGGGCTGTGAAGTCCCTCCAAATCCAAGCGAGCCTGCCCGTGAGTGTGGAGATCTCCGCCGCTGGGCCTGCGTAGGTGTTCGTGTTGAACCGCGTCGAGGTCACGTCGAGCACCGGCTCCGCCGCGCAGTCCACGAACACGCGAATCCGGTTCCCCTGCGCCTTCACTTCGATCTCCGGGTCCGTGGTCGCCGTCCACGCCACGTCGCTCACCATGCCGTCCGTCGTGTTCCAAAGGATGATCTTCGAGGTGGTCGGGTTGAACCGCGCTTCCCAGTACGCCGTCGGCGTCGCGGAGTTGCCCCGGAACATCACGCCGAAGCCGCCAGTGTTCGCCGGGCAGGTCGGGGTACCAAGCGTCGAGACCACGCGGAAGTGCGTGCCCACCGCCATGCTCGCCCCGCCGACATTCACCGTGGCAGGGACCGGCGCGGCCACCTTCATGGCGAGGCCGGTCCGCTGGATGCCGCCCTCGGTGTAGGTGAACGATTCCCAATCCCCGGTGTTCTCCCAGTCCTTGCGCAGTGACCAATCCCCGACCAGCGCCGGGGGTTCAGGCGAGACGGTGAACCCGCCGTTGAGCACGCCGTACGGTGACGCGGCCTGGAAGTCCGTGGCGTACGCCTGCAACGGGTTTCGCCAGAGGTGCGAGGGCGCCAGCTCGAAGCTCAGCGTGAGGATGTCTTGCCCGTCGATGCCGAGGCGACCGCTCACGCCCATGATGCGGTAGAACTCGTCCACCGCTTCCCGGGCCGTCCCTGTGCCCGTGTAGCGCACGAGGTCGCCGATCTCCGCGCTCCTCATGCTCACGGTGTTCTCGCTCTGGTTGGCGGTGAACGTCAGCCCCTTGAGCCACGGCGTCGGCACGCGGCCGGAGCGGAGCAACCCATGGGCGAAGGACTTCGCGACGTAGATGCTCTGCGCGCCGTAGGGCATGGCGAACGATGGGCCGTTCGGGACACCGAGGATGCCGGGGATGGCCTTCTCGAAGGCGACCGTAGCGGTGCGGCCGTTGGGCTTGAGCGCGGAGCCGCCGATGACCAGCTCCGCGATGTAGCGCCAATACTGCGAGTCGTTGAAGACCTGCGCCTTGAACTTGTTGCCCACCCAGTAGATGTCCTGGCCGTTGGCAAACGCCGCCGAGCCGACAATCGAGGGACTCTCCGCCGGGATGCCGTTGGCGAACTCGCTGGCCCGGATGTAGCTCGCACCGAGCTGTGCCGTTGGGGACTGCGTGGTGCGGCGCCACACCGTCGCTCCGAGCGCGTGCGATGCCGCGGTGGTGCCCGCCTGCGCCCGGGAGACGGAGTAGCGCCAGATGCCCGTATCGATGGCCGTGATCTTCATGACCTCGGCGTCGATTTTCACAAAGTCGTTGACGGCGAGCGTCGAAGCCCGTGCGAGGAATGAGCTGCTGTTCTGCGAGATGGCCTGCGTGAGGGTTACGGGGCCGTTGGAGTCGACAGGGGTGAGGACTTCGAGGTCGGTGCGCCGGTACAGCTTCACGCCCGCGCCGTTGACGATGTTCGCGTGCGACACGGCCAGCGTGCCCCGCTGCGCCCGCTCGACCGTGAGTTGCTGCATGTAGTTCGTCGAGGAGATGAGCGCCGTGACCTTCATGATCTCTTGCTCGACCCGCACCTCATCGCCCACTCGGAAGGTCTGGGGGGTGAACACCTGCGACCCGGAGATGGTCTTGAGCGTGGTCGTGGACGCGTTCATCGAGACGTTGAGGTAGTCGCCGGAGTCCGTGAAGGGAACGATGGTCTGCGTGAACTTCGTCACCACCGTCTGCGGTGTGGCCTCGAACTCGCCCGCGATGGTCTTCCAGGTGTAGGGCGGGATGGCGTCACAGAACCCGCTTTCCCAGTTGAGCGCGTGCCGGTACAGCTCCACGTTCTCGCTCGACGGCGTGTAGCTGGACACGTCCACCGCCACCCGCGCGTACTGACTATCGTTTCGATAGTCCGGGGAGACATCGCCCTCGGGGACAATCGTCGTGCCCCATGTGTGCGTTGGGCTGGCGTGGTTGCCGCCCACCATGGACACGAGCCGGATGCGCCCCTGCCCGTCCTCGAACAGCAGCATGCCCGGGTCGCTCGCCGCCGCCGCCACGATGTCCGTGAGTGCGTCACTCCGGGGGAAGGCGTAGGGAATGGTGAGCGCCGAGTCCGCGAGCGAGTAGTGAGACGAGCCCACCGCCGTCATGATCGCGGCAATCACGTCATCCACGTCGAGGCCCACCTGGAGCGCCATGCCGTAGTTCTTGTATTCCCTGAGGAGCGACGTGAGGCCCACGCACTTGAACTCCGCCCGGTTGAGCGCCGCCGTGCCGCCGTACCGCGGGCGAACGTCCGCCAGCACGCCGCGAAACTCGTACTTGGGAGTGCCGCCGTACGACCACCCGAACCGCACGCCGATGCCCTTGCGCAGTTTGTTGAAATAGCTCGAGCTGGGGTTGTTCAGGGTGAACTCGCCGCCGGCGTTGTCGAAGTTGAACGACAGGCTGGAGGCCGCCATCTTCCGCGACGCATCCACCCCGCGAGAGAACTGGAGCGCGGAATCGGGATCGAGGAACGACGTCATGTCCGTCCAGGTGCCGGACCCAAAGACGAACTCGAAGTCGAGGATGTAGGTGAGGGTGTTGATGGCCACCTACACGCGCCCCGTGCCGAACTGGACGCCCGCCCGCGACAGGTAGTCCTCGATGGCGGACAGGCGGCGCACCGCTTCCTCGACCGCCTTGGCGGTCCGTGCAAGGGCGTCCTCGTTGTTCTCCTCACGCGTCTGCCCGCGCCCCGTGACGAACTCGTAAAGCAGCTTGAGGTAGTCGAGCTTTTCCTCGACCTTCGATGCGCTCTTGGCCGCCGGTGTCTTGTTGAGGATGCCGCCCTGCCCCTCACCGCCGATGCCAAATAGCGAGGAGCCGGAAGCGTTCGCGCTGGAGATCTCCGCCGGGGCCTTCTTCGGCGTGGCCACGAGATCTTTCACCACCTCCGCCGCGTCGCCGCCGAGGAGCTCCTCGATCTGGTCGACGAGCCCGCCAATGGCATCGGCAAAGGTGATAGCGCCGTCGCCCGCCTCGTTCGTCTTTTCGATGAGGGAGTCCAGGAGCTTCTTGGCGTGCGGCTCGATCTCCTCGGCGGTGTAGCCGAACGCCTTGAGCGCGACGATCATCCGCTCCATGGCCGCGTCCGGCCCGCCGCCCTGTTCCCACAGTTTCTCCATGGAGCGCCGCAGCCCAATGGCCAGCGTGTCCACGGCGCTTAGTGCCTTCGGGCCTTCCTCGAAGATGCCGTTTTCGAGGCCCTTCACGACATTCACGCCGATCTCTTCGAACACCTTGGACGGCGACCAGATCTTGAGCTTGTCCTTCGCCTTGTCCTTGAGGTCACCCGCGAGGTTGCCCACCGTGTCCAACGCCTCACCGGCCATGTCCTGGATGCCCTTGATGAGGCCGCGCACGATGTCCTTGCCGACTTCGAGGAGAATCTCGCCTGCGTTGCCGAACGCCGTGACAATCTTCCCGGGCATCTCTGTCAGGAAGGTGATGGCCTCGGTGGCCAGCGTGACGATGCCGTCCTTGATGGCTCCGCCAAGTCCCTTGGCCGCCTCCAGCGCCAGCGGCACGAGGTTGGAGATGGTCTGGATGCCGAGTTCAAACAGCGCCTTCGCGCCATCCCAGAGCGCCCGGAAGATGGCGAGCACGCCTTCCTTCACGCGGTCCATGTCGCCCGTGAAGATGCCCGCGAAAATGTCGATGATGCCCTTGATGACCCCGAAGCCGGTCTCGAAGTAGATGGCCCACGCCTTCAGGTAAGCGGAGATGAGGATCTCCACCGCCTTGAACACCACGTCGAACTTGTCCCAAAGGGCCTGTAGCCCTTCGACGAACGGCCCTGTTAGGAAGTCCTTGAACCCCGTCAGGGCCGCCTCGACCTCCGCGGCAATCTGCCCGAGGACGGGGAACTTCTCGACCAGCGGGTCCCAATACTTGATGACCAGCAGGACGCCAGCCGCCAGCAGCGCGAGGGAGCCGATGATGATGAGGATGGGCGCGTTCGCCGCCACCCACGCCGCCGCCTGTGCGTAGAGCGCCGTTGTCTGCGCCCAGGTGCTCGCGATGACCGGCGTGATCTTGGCGACCAGCGGCCCGGCTTGCTCCATGAGCGCCATGCCGCCGCCGATGATGCCTTCGAGGCCGCCCGCCACGTCTGCGGCCGCCTGCGCGTACTCCTGTGCCGGGCCGATGTTCACGCCGAACTGTTCCGCCGCCACGCCGAGGACGTCGTTCACGCCGAGGAGGACGCGCTCGGTGTTGCCCAGCGCCTCGGCCATCTCGTTCATCCCGCCCGCGTGCTGCGCGAGGGTTTCGGTGGCTTCGGCGGCGCGCCGGGTCGCGTCCTCAATCCCGGCAATGCGCGACTCCATGTCCTTGTCGAAGGCGCCGGCCATCTTGTCGCCAGCGCCCTGGGCGGACTTGCCGAGGGCGATCGTCGAATCGTCCAGCTCCTCGAACTCGACGCCGAGGGACTGGAGCTTGGACTTGAGGTCAGCCGTGTCTCCGGTGAGCGTTACCTTGATGGCCACGCCACGACGCTATCGGCGCGACCTCGTGGGCCTCTGTGCGGCCTTGGTGGCTTCCGGGGAGGGCAACATCGCGTTCACCTCGGACAGTGGCAGGTTGCGCGCCTGCGCCAGCGTGAGGCCCGGTCGCGACTGCCGCGCGGCAATCCAGACGAACGGGATCATGTGGTCGAGGTCGATATCGCCGGTCTGTTCGAGCCGGGTGGCGATAGCCCGCATTTTCTCCTGTGCCTCTTTCGAGGTGGCGCACCCGAGCGCCTGCGCAAGGTCGATCATCTCGCCGATCGATGCGTCCGACAGGTCGACATTCACAGCCATGGTTATTCCCCTCCGTTGGCCAGTTTCTCCAGGTAGTCGGTGACGACGGCCTCGATGCGCTCCCCTGCCTCTTCCCGGGCCGCGTCGATTTGCGGGAAAAAGATGTACCCGGTCCGTCGCCGGGGCGGGAATTGCGGGCGTGCGTCGCTCCCGAAGACGAACCCCATGACGCCGGGCAGCTTGTCGGAAGCGAACTTAACGAACGGGCCGTCGGTGTCCGCGCCCGCCGTGATGGCCTTGGCGACATCCGGCCAATGCCACTCCCCGGGATGCTTTGGTGTCTTTGGGTTGGGGCGTGCCGCCTTCGCCTTGTCTCGCGCCACCGGCACGACATCGGCCGCGATGGCCTTGAACTCTTTCTTGATGGCAAGGTCGAGGCGCTCGTCTCCGGCTTTGAGTTCCTTCGCGAGCGCCCGCATTGGCGTAACCCTGCGCTGAGGACGGATCACGCCGACGTGTCGCCGTTGTCGGCAACGATGGTGACGATCGGGTCGGTGCCGTTGTACTCGCCGCGCAGCGTCATGGTCAGCGTCGGCACCTCCGCGCCGGGCTTCTCCACCGGGTACTCCATGAGGTTCGCGGCCGGGATGGTGATCGAGAACACGAACGGCGTGCTGCCCGTGATGAACGCGGCCGACGTGAACACGATGCTCAGTGCGCCCGTGGTGCCGTTGAGGAGCTTGGCGTAGTCCGTCAGGCCATCCCACTCGACATCGATGGTGGCCTCGACCATGCCCATGCCGTTCGGGATAGGCTCGCGCTTCGTGTTGCCGAGGCCAATGCGGTCCGCCTTGAGGTTCTGGTTTCCCTTCACCGAGAACGCACTCGCCTGGAGGGCGTTGCCGCCGAAGCTGATAGCGGAGATCTCCGCCCACGACCAGAAGTCGTTACTCGCGATGTACGAGGCCGACGCCAGCGACGTGTTCGTGACACCGTTGGCCGCGTCCACGCCGAGAATGAGCTTGAGGTAGCCATCGACCTCGCAGGAAAGCTCCCACTCCGTCAGCTTGCAGCCGCCGTAGGTGAAGACGTTCTGCGTGCCACCAGCGTCGGAAATCGACCCCTGGATGGTCATGTACTTGCCCACCTGCCCGGCGGACGGCGTGATGGTGTGGCGCCGCGCGGAGCCGGTGATAGTGGTCACCGTGTCGTCACCGAGGGCGTGAGCGAGCCACAGGCCCATCGACTTGTAAGTCACGGGGAGTTCGATCGAACCGGTGTAGCCCTTGACCGCGCGCTTCGTGCGGTCGGTGCGCTGCCACTGGCCGCCCGCGCGAATGGCCGGGACATCGACGATCGAGAGATCCGGCTTGAAGTTGAAGCTAATGAACTCGTAGAAACGGTCGACGGTCTCGCGCGTCTTGTACGTGCCTTCCGCCTTGATGCCGAGCTGGTCAGCGGTCGCGAGTACCATTACTGCACCCCGCCAACGCCAGCGACGGCATCAAAGATGGGCTGGTCCGGCACGTCGCGCTCCTCGCGCTCCTTGATGAGCGCCTTGAGCACTGCCTTCGCCTCAGCGTCTACCGGCTCATAGTTGTCCGGCTGTTCGAGGAGCGACCGCGCCGCCTCCTCGGTCACCGTGAGGGTGTCGCCCTTCTTCGCCACGAGGCGGAAGGCGGGGATTTCGATCTCCGAGAACATGCCCTTGTAGCGAATCTGCATGCGGCACCTCCACGGGGAACGGTGCCAATCGCGCGGAGTGGGGCCGCTACCCCCGCTGCGTGTCCGCTTCGACCTTGATCTCGAACTGCAACCGCGCCGCCTGATGTGAGCCCGTGGGCGTCCACCCCACGTCCAGCGTCGAATTGCCCACCTTCGCCGACCGCGCCAACCGAACGTTATCCGCGCCGGTCAGGGTGGCGCCGGCCGTGCTTCCTCGGAACTCCCGGTCGACCTCGCGCAGAATCTCGTAGCACCGCTCCTGTACCTCGACCGCCGTGTCTTCGTCGCCGCCAACACGGTTCACGAAAATCTCCCAGCGGAGAGTGAGCGAGTGGCGCATCCGCAGATTGCCTACCGTCTCCGACTCCGCCTCATCCGTCGCACCGATGAAGACCATAGACTCCGGCACCGTGTCCGGGTTGCTCAGGTGGCGGGCGATGACCACGCCGTCGAGCCCGGGCCGGTTCCGCAGCCGGTCGAAGATCTGCGCCACCACGCGCGGGGTCGGGTTCAGGGGTACGTCGAAGGCCATTACCCAATCCCCGGGAGCTTCTTGCGATGGCGAGCGAGCACGCGGTCCACCGAGGGCAGGCCGGTGAAGTATTCCGGGTCGCCCGGCTTCGCCAACGTGTAGGTGCCACTCTCGTTGTTCACCGATGACGCCTGTTCCTGTGCGCCGTTGCTGAGGAGCCGGTGCGCCAATAGTGCAAGCGACGCCCGCCGCAGGTCGCCGGGGATCGCATCGAGGCCTGCCTCGTAGCCCACGCGAATGTTCTGCACGCCGCGCGGCCAGTACGAATTGTCGCGGTAGAGCTTGCCGTTCCCATGGATGTAGCACCGCGCGAAGTCGCCCGCCGACAGCGCCGTCCAGGTCGTATCGCCCCGCGTCTCGACACTCCGCAGCGCCGCGACGTTGAGTTCCTTGAGCCAGAGCGTGTCCGAGTTGTTGCCGTCGTATACCTCGCGGAAGTAGGTGCGCCCGAGCCGCCACCCGAGGATCTCCGCGAGCTCGTCCGTCACCCGGTCGCGTGCCTCGATGAGCGCCTCATCGTTCAGCCGCGCCGTGTTGCCGAGGCCCTCCATGCGCCGCGCCTGCTCAAGCGTGAACAGCCACGCGCCGATGACCTCGACCGTCGTGGTAAGCGAGACCGCGGGTTCCGCATCGAAGACCAGCCCGCCCCACGTCAGGGTGAGCGGGCCAACCGAGGCGAGTTGCGCCGCCGTCAGGACCGCCGTGAGCACGCCATTGGCCGCCGTAGGGGTAGCCGACGCCACCGTGTCACCGTCCGCATCGACCGCCGAGAGCGTCAGCGTGCCCGTGGGCGTGGCGAGTTGCCCATCGCGGTAGCACCGCACCGTCACATCCGCCCGCGTCCCCACGAGGATGCGCGGCGAGCCAACGTGTTCGAGTTCAGCGGTCACGCCATCACCCACGCACCGTTTCGGACGAAGCCATGAAAGTTGTGACTCACGCAGAGAACGGAGGGCGAAAGCGTGAGAGGCTCGGCCTGATCAACCGCCCACGCGTTCGGCCCTGAGACGGGGATTCGCCCCCGGCAGCGGCCCGGCTCGACATCAATCTCGTCGACGGGCACGGCGTGCGAGAACCAGTATCCCATGACCTCCCCCGCCTCGTTGGTGTACGCCTTTAACTCAACACTGTGGCCAATGGCCTGCCACTCCATGGCATCCCTCCAACAGAAAAGCCGCCATTGCTGGCGGCTTCACTGTGCGGCCCGGAGGGGATGGGGCTACGCCTTACTTCTTGGGTTTGCGTGCCGTGAGGTCCGCTTCGACTTCGGTATCGAGAGGAACTTCGACGCCCTCCCCCTCGCCGTCCTCGATGCCTTCGACTTCGGTGTCGTCCGGCTCCGGCGGGAAGAACTTGTCCGACCGCGCCTCTCCCCTGGCGTCGGTGCTCGTGTTGCCACGCTCCCACACCTTCGCGCCCGGGTGCGCCGCGATGAACTTCTCGACGTCGGCTTCGGCCACCTTGAACAGGTAACCCCGGCCGATGTCGACCCGTACCAGCCCGGCCATTAGACGGCCGTCCAGGTGCCGGTGTAGTAGCGGGATTCCCACTCGCCCGCCTTGACGCATTCGATCTCCAGCGACTCGCCGTCGGCGTTCGCCGTGAGATACGCGCCTGCGGACTGCTTGGCGCCGGACGAAGGCAGGGACATGGTTTCTGTGCCGTTCGGGTCGATGCGGAGTTCCTGCGCCACCTTCACGGTGAAGCGGTACCACTGACCAACCGTCGCGGCCGGGAGCGAGAACACGACAGCGCCGGACGCGCCCTCGTTGGTGAACGTCTTTCCAACGTCCGAAAGGGCAACCACCGTGTAGTCGGCGGTCTTGGCCTCCGTCGTGCGAAGGCCCATTCCGTTGAGTGCGGGCATCTCTTCCTCCTAGGCCGCCGCAATCGGCGTGACAGTGGGTTCGGTGTCGGCGCGGCCATAGACCACGTACGGGAGTTCCATGTCGGCGGTCACGTCGCCCGAGAACAGCGCATAGACGCGCAGGCCCTCGGTGACGCCGACGAGGCCGGCATTCAGGCGCATGGCCCGGTTCGCCGCGTTGGTGCCCGAGAGCGCCGCCTCGACGTACGCTTCACGCCGCCAGTTGGTGCCGTCGATCTTGCGAGCGAGAGCGAACTGCACGGTCACGGTGGACTCGACGGCGGCGAAGCCCGTGGTGGCCTTCGCGAGGTCGAAGAGGATGACGCAATCCTGGAGCGGATTGTCCGTGGCAGGCGCGATTTCGAGGATGTTGAAGGCGGTCGTCTCGGTCTGCGCCGAGTCGTCAATGTCGGTCGTGCCGGTGATCGCGAAGGGGTTGATTCCGCCGCGATCCGGGTCAAGGTAGTCGGTCATGAGGGCTCCCTTTCGGACTTAGGCGGTGAGGTCGATCTCGACGAGCGCGGTGGGCTTGAGGACGGCGAAGGCCATCCGAAGCTCCGCGAGAATCGCGACGAGGTTGCGGGTGAAGAAGTCGAGGTGCGAGTTGGAGACGGAGACAGAGGACTGCTCGCGGTCCCAGGCGGCGCACGCCCGGAAGTCACCCACGAGGCCAGTGCCAACGGCGATGGCTTCGGATTCGACTACCGGCAGCCCCCAGAGGGTCGGGGCCTGCGTGCCGAACGGGCCGTTGCCGTAGAAACGGTTCTGGTTGTCGCGCTTGAGTTCGATGGTCTCCCAGTCCTCGGGGTTGAGGATGAAAGCCGTCGGGGTGCGGCGGCCGACGGTGCGGACCTTCCGCTTCGCCACGCGAGTGGTGCGGAGCACGTCGGTATCCCACGCCTGCGACTGCGTGCCGCTCGTGTTGAGCATGCCGTAGGTCGCGGCGTTCATGATGTAGTCTTCGGCCTTCTCTTCGAGCGCCTCGCGAAGGAAGCGGTCGATGAGCGCGGACATCTGCGCCTCATCGTTGAGCGCCTGCTTGGTAGCGGCGACAAAGTGGGCGATGGTGACAACCGGGGTGGTGGCCAGCTCGTAACCGACATCGGACTCCGGCTTGCTGCCGGAGCTGCCGGACGAAGCGGTCGCCTCCGCAACCACGGCCGCGTTGTTCGTCGGCGCAGTCTCGCGCACGTACTCCACGAGGTCCGAGGTGGTGGTGAGGTTGGTGATGAGGCTGCGCACCGTGCGCTCGCGCCAGCCGTATTCGGTCAGGTCGGCGTAGCGGTCCGCGCGAATGAACGCGCCCGCGCTCGTATTCGACGTGCCCGTGACGAGGGCCTGCTGATCGAGTTCGGTCAGGCCGCCGAAGTCCATGGGGAAGGACTGGATCTGCACGCCGTCGAGCACGCGGCCCGCCGGGGCAACCTTTGCCTTCATCTCGCGGTAGCCATCGCTCTCGACGAACCGCTGGCCCACCGTCTTGCGCTGGCTCACGTCGGTGCCCGCCTTCGGCACGCCACGCTGGCGGTCGTTGGCGCGCATCTCGCGCTCCTGGTCGTTGAAATCGCTCTGGCCCTTGAGGAATCGCTCAGCGTCGCCGACGGCCTTGATCGCGGCGGTCATCTCGCCGCGCAGCTCGTCAACGTGGGCCGCCTGTTCTGCCGTGGGCAGGTTGTCCTCGCTGTACTTCGCCATCTCGGCGGAGTACGCGCCCTTCGCGTCGCTCGCCTTCTGGCGCAGCGTCTCAATCTGAGTTGCCATGTGCTCCCCTTAGATGGCCTCGAGGGCCCGCAGCCCCGCCAGCCGCAGCATTCCGAGCCGCTTCTGGCCTTCGTCGTCAGCGACCGGGGTCTGCGCCACCCCCTCCGCAACCGGCTCCTCAGGCGCACCCGAGGCCTTAACCGAGCTGGCGTGGTCAATGACCCACTCCAGCGTCTTGATTCCATCCACCATCCCGGCGGCCAGTGCGGCCTTCGCCGGGAGTGCGCGCCCCTGGCCGAAGCCGTTGCGCACCTTCGCCTCAGACACGCGCCGCCCGCGCGCCACGCCATGAACGAAGCGCCCGTACGAGTCATCGACGATGGACTGGAGATGGTCGCGAGCCTCGTCACCCAGCGGCTCGTATGGGTTGCCCTCGACCTTGTACTTGCCCGCCGCGACGTAAGAGGGCTTGATGCCCGCTTCGTCCATGGCCTGCGAGTAGTCGACGTGGAGCATGTAGACGCCGACGCTCCCAACGAGCGCCGACGGGGTGGCATAGAACGCGTCAGAGGCAGCGCCGATCCAATAAGCGGCGCTGTTCGCGCTTGCGTTGGCGACACTGACGACGGGCTTCTTACCGCGGGCCTTGAGCACCTCATCCGCGAACTCGCCAGTACCCGCGACCGTGCCGCCGGGAGAGTCGATGTCCAGGATGATGGCCTTCACGGAGTCATCCGCCATGGCCGCGCGGAACTGGTTGCCGAGGTTGTCGACGGTCGATTCGCCGAACAGCCAGGACCACATGTCGCCGTGATGCGTGATGACGCCCCGGATGGGGAGCACCGCTACATCGCCGTACCGCTCGAAAGCGTCCTTGGCGGCCGGCCGCGACCCGTACGAAGCCGCCGAAAGCGACATCGAAACCAGCGCGTCGAGCGCCTCTTCCGTGATCGCCCACGGTTGGCCCATTGCGAGTCGAAAGGCTTCCATGCCACGAACGGTGCCAAGACGACGCGATGGGGCTTACTGACGCTGCGCGGCCTGCTGTGCGGCTTGCTCCGCCGCCACCATCCGGTTGATTTCGTCCACGGGTACCTGCCCGCTCTGCACGAACAGCGTGTCGCCACCATCGACCGGCGGCAGATTCTCGTCACGCCGGATCTCGTTCGCGGTCAGCCAGCGGCTATATCCGAGCGCATGCGCCTGGTACCGCTGGAGCGTCGTGCCCCGCATGAGGCCATCCGGGTCGAATTTGCAATACCTTCCGGTGAGTTCCTTCACGAGTAGATGCTTCGTGTACGCCTGCTCAAACCGCTTCATATGCGAGTCCGCCGTGAAGGTGACGAAGCCGCGCGTCTGTTCAGCCACGCCTGTGCCCCACGAAGACACCTTTTCCACGAGCCCAATCATGTGAGGCGGAGCGCCGTGAATCGTCGCCATATCGTTCGCCTGGAACTTCCGCAGGCTCTCAAGCTGCATCTTTTCCGGGTCCACGGACAGCGGCTGGAACGTCGCCCCGGACAGGACCGCCACGAGCGCCTTCGTCTTGCCGGCGGTGCGCACGCTCTTCGTGAATGATGCCGCGACCTTTTCCGCTTCGGCTTCGTCGAGCACGTCTTGCGTATTGAGCATGCCCGGCGGGATTGCGCCGTCACTCGTGGCCTGCGACGCGTATTCCTCGGCGGTCAGACCGAGAGCGATCGCGTTTGCCGCGCCCTTCACAAGGTCGAAGCCCCGGATACCGCGCCCCCAGTTGGGGACGTGGACGATCTCGCCGCCCTGCGCGTAGTCGATCATGGCGACCTTGCCGTCCATGAGGTACGCCTTGAGGCCCGCCTTCGTGCGACCGACCTGCATGCGCCGCCGCTCGACGTGCCAGAGGTGACGGGGCAGGCCGGTATCTTCCCACTTCTCGACGTAGATGAAGCCGTCGCCGAGCACCTCGTCTCCCACGACGCGCTCAAGGAACTCCTGGCGCGTCTGTTCCGGGTTCGGGTCGGTTACGAAGGCCACATCGTTGCCGTAGTACCGCTCATCCACGCCGTCCGTGCCGCCGCTCTGATAGACGTGAAGGGGGAAGCCCGCGACTGTCGTGGAGATGAGCCGCACGCCCGCCATGAACGCGGAGAGGGTCAGCGCGCCGTCCTCGTTCACCTTCGCGCCGGTGTACGTCCCGAGATAGCCGCTCATCTTGGGCGGGTCTTTTGCCGGGTTCGGGCCACTCTTGCGAATCGATTGCGTGATGGCGTTGAAAATCGTGGTCATTCCGCCGCCTCACTCACTGCACGCGCCCTATCGATGAACTGCGCGGCCACGAAGAGCACCGCTCCGCCCACTCCCGCGAGGCCAATCACCGCCCACACGAGCCCCGCAAGCAGGCCGATAGTGGCGGTCAGCGCCGCCAGGACGAGGACGATTCCGATGATTTCGAGTGTGCGCGCCACGCCGTGAGTGTGCGTTGCCGCGAGCGTCGGGCTACGCCGGGATGTAGACCATCGACTTCCTCTTGTTCGCCTTCGCGCCCGCCGCGACCGCGTCCAGGCGGGCCATCCACGACGCCGCCCCCGCCCACGCCGCGTCCACCTTCCGCGGGGAGGTTGGCCCGTCCTTCTGAATAATCCAGAGCGGCTGCGGAGGGGTCTGGTCGTCCTTGGCAGGGAGGGTGAACTTGTGTGCGTTCGCGATGTGGGCGGCAAACACGCGGTCATCAGAGTGCGTCGTGTCGCCCGCTCGAATAGCTGCCGCGTAGCTGGCCATCGCCAGGCCTGTGCGCCGTGACATCGCCGGCGGAAGCGCAATCACCCGGTCGGCGCCGTATGTACCGGACCACCCCGCCATAGGCGTTTCCCACTTCGACGGGTCGCCGTACATCCGCCACACCTCGTAATACTCGAACGCATCCCGAACCGCCGCATTCACCGGCGCATCATCGAGGTACCAGTCCTTCACGTTCTCGGGCTTCTCCCATATCGCGATGGGCCACTGGTATCCCGTCGCGATCTCCGTCGCGATCAGCGCGGTTGCGTCCTGCGTGCGCGCTCCATCGAAGCCGAGCGTGATGAACGCGCCCTTCTTCGGCACGTAATCCGGGTCCGTGTACCGCTTCCACGCCTCTGCGTCGAACGCAAGCGATCTACCCGCCACCGCCTGGTTGAAAAAGTTCCGCCGCGAGTCCTCTTTCGGGTTCCGGGGGTCGCGGGCCTCGCTGATGATGCGCTCGAAGTCCATGTACGAGGCGGCATCACCGTACGCCTCCGCGAGCGCGGCCTTCACCTTGTCGTCATCGGCATCGAAATCGGCATCCTTGGGGGCCTCGCGATGGTCAAAGAGCAGGCGCGGGTTACGAATCTTTCCCTCGCGAATGGCCCGTGCGAGGTCGTGGGTCGCCTCAGCCACGCTCCCGCGCCCGGGTTCGTACATGGTGGACGTTTCGCATGACCACGGTTCAGCAGCCGCGCGTTTCGCGAGGTTGCGCCGTAGGGTGTTGTACATGTTGCGCAGCTCGCCGGTGGTGTAGAGGTGCGTTTCGTCGAAGCACAAGAACGTCTCTCGGCCGCCGTCCTTCGCGTTGCCGGATGACGTCGACGGGGTAATCGTGCCGCCGTTCGGCAGATTGATTCGCCCCAGGCCCGCATCGTCGGCCCACCTCAGGAACTCTGCGGCCGGGCCTTCCGTGAAGTTGAGATAGATGGCGTCATAAATGTGGCCTGTCTGGCCTTCTTCCGTAGCGAGAACTCGGATGATCGGCGACACGATCGGCTTCCCCATAGCCTCTCCGGGGGCATAGACGTACCGGAAATCGAGCTGCTCGAACACCTCGCCGCCCTTTGCCCACCCCGCAAACCGGCACGGCCCGACCGCCTCGAACTTCACGATGAACGATTGCCATTCCGACTTCGCCGCGCCCTTTGGCCGCGACAGAAAGGTAGAGTCATAGAGTCGACGGCCGCGTTCGTCCAGTGCGTAGCAATCCATAGTCATGCGGGCGAGCTCGATCGACAGCCCCGTCCCGCCCTTCGCCGGGTTGAGCGGCACCCCGCGGATGTCCCCCGGGCCGTGAATGGAGAAATGCTCGATCCACGCCACCGCCAGCAAGCCAAGCCCCCGCGAGCGAACGTGCCCCGGCGCCGTCACCCGTTCATGCGGCATGACTCACTCTTCCTCCAGCAGCCGCGCGCGTCGCTTCGCATCAATGGCGATAGGCTTCGGCGGCTCCTCTACGCGCCCCACGGGCTCATCCTCCACCGCACTCACGTACCGAATCTTCAAGGCGCGCCGGGCATCCTCCGTCGTGCCCATGACCCGCTCACGGTCGCGCAGCTCCTTGCCCAACGTTGGCCGGTCGTTCATGAAGCGGTCATGGATAAACGCCGTGGCCCTGGCGAACTCCCATTCGCCCTCCGTCCAGTTGATGCAGTGCGGCATCGTGCTCACCATCGCCCACCATCGCCGCGTGGCTGTCTTAGCCCCCGCCACCGGGCATCGCGCTTGCTCCTTGGTCGGCACGTACGGCACGTTCAGCACCCGCTGAAACTCGTGTTGCAGCGGCATGCGGTTCACCCGCTGGTCCGGGTCCTTGGCTGGCCGTCCGCGTACCGGCATCGTGAGTCCCTCCACAGTTCAGAAT